GTGTTTCGCGGTGGGGTTTGAGGTAGCTCCCCCGGGGGGTTGGGGTTTAGGGTTGTCGTCGTTGTTGGATGTTCTTTTTGGCGTTGCATGCCTTGCATGAGGCGATGAGGTTGCCGGGTTTGCTGTTGCCTCCGCGACTGAGGGGGATGATGTGGTCTACTTCTGTTGCGGGTTGCCCGCAGTAGCCACATAGGTTGTTGTCGCGGTGGAGGATGTGGGCTCTGATTCGGGCCCAGCCGGGAATGGTTGGTCGAGGTTTTGTTTTCTGCCATGCAGGCAGGGTGTGGGCTTCGCAGTAACTGTTGGCTGTTATTTCTGCACAGCCTTGTTTGTTGCAAATGCGTAGAGCTTTAGGCAACGGTGAATGATCCGTCGTTCTGGTCGTAACGACCCTCAAGAGTGTGGTCTACAACTGGTGTGTCAACTGCAGGTATAACGTCTACAGGTGCAGCTTCAACAGGTGCGTCTGTTGGTGTGGTGTTCTCTGCGTCTAGTGAAGCCATTTTAGCCATTCTCTTTTCTTTCTTTTTCGGCAAGGGTGTTCTGGCCCGACTTTGTGACGGGCTGTAAACGTGCGCGTGTGGGCCTATACAGACCCGCCGTTTAGCAGAAGAGATAACCTAGGCACCGTGAAGCACCTAGGGCAATAAGACAACCTAGGGTCCGAATCTGAGTCTGCGACCCTAGGTGTTTACGTTTCGGAGGCAGGATTCGAACCTGCGACCTTCAGCTTATGAGGCTGTTGAGCTAACCGAGCTGCTCTACTCCGAAATGTGTGAAGCAAAAGCTGACTAGGCTTCTCTTCACCGACCCTTTACTTTGTACACCTCTGGGTCAGAGCACTGTTGCAGATCTCCGTCTGCTAAGGGCTGTTGTCTGCCCGGCTATTTCACGCAATAGCACCTAGCGTTCACTGATTTGGCGGTGAAACCTATTCGAGCAGTCACGCTCAAAACTTGCCTTGCACCTGCCGCAGCAAAGGGTGACGAGGCCAGCTAGTCAGCGGTCAAACTGAGGATAATCTCAGCCGAGCAGTGGCTTGCTGTTTGCTAATCCTCAAGGAGTCGAACCTTGGCTTTCGGTTTTGGAGACCGACGTGCTTCCGTAACACTTAGGACTAATACGCCAGATTGTGTTATGCGCTCTGGCAGGCGCAACCGCTGGTTCGACGCCACGCGGATTTTTGTGAACGTCAGCCCATCTCTGGGTGGTATACGACCGAGGCAGAGATACGCACACGATTCTAACGGTGACGTCATGTCGCATTACTGCCTGACGAGATTTCCTGTCCTCGTATCTCTAGTGGACTAGCAGAGAATCGAACTCTGGTGCTTAACAGTTCCCTCGTGGGGTTTTACTGCCAAGACGAAACCGACCTAGCCCTAATGTGTGCCACGCATACTAACGACCGTGACACTTGGCAATGCCGCTCTTCAGGTTCCGCCAACACCTGCAACCAAGAGGGAATCGAACCCTTTGTAGCCCAACCGCGTTAGCGACCAGGACTCTAGCTCACTGCATCCTTTACTGCGCAACATTCTTTCTCAGTATTCGCCCCGAAGGGTTACTATCAGACCGATTCCGTATTGCAGTCAAATCTATTGTAAGTTCTTCCCACCAACCGACCCCTCAACACGCCAACGACAACCCTTAGGGGTGTTGGTCGTGGAGCCACCTACATATATAAGCAAGGGCTGGAAGAGTGTGTTTGTCAAGCAAAGACAACAAAAAACCTTCCTCACGGTGTGGTGAGAGGGTTCCCTGTCTTCGCGGGGGTTGGAAGTTTAGGCTGCAGTTTCCCGCGCATACCAGTAAGCGTTCAGATCACGTTGATGAGCAAACCACTCCTTGTCAGCACCCTCCAACACAAGAGCACGCAATTTGCTCTCAATGATGTCGCACGCCTGGACAAGCTGTTTGCGTTGCTGGATGTAGTCGTAAGCTGCATCAAGGTTCTGCAATGATGTTTTGTCGAAACGTGGCTCAAGGTTATAGTTGAAGTCAAGGCCATACGAAGTGTTTAGGCTCTGCATGAGGTGGACAAACTCGGTGCGTAGGTCGTTGAAGCGTTTTGCGTTGGTGGTTGGTTCTGGCTTGTTCATGGTCTTGGTCTTTCTTTTCTTCTTTTCGGCGGGTTGCCTTAGGTAAAACATTACCGAGTTGTGGGCAACATAGCAAATCCAAAAAAGGAAAGAACCCTCACCGGGGTTAGACAGTGAGGGTTCTCGGGGTTGCAGGGAGAAAAGACCAATAAACGACCTGCAAGTCTTATTCTAACAGTTTTCTATGACCAAACCTTGAAACGTGCCGAAGAAGGCCCGACAGCCGGGTCGAAGTCAACGATAAGCCAACGTGTGTAACCGTCGCTGATGAAGAAGTGTTGTTCTCCTCGAATTATGGCGATGCCGTGGCGACAGGTGAGCAAGTAGTTCATGCCGTAACGGTGTTTGTGCTTCTTCACTTGTTCTCTCCTTTGATAAGTCGTTCAAAGTGTTTGCTAGGGAACGGTATAGGGCAAACATCAACCCCGCACCAGCCGTAAAAGTTATGGTCTTGTAGCAGTTTGATAATGCGTTCACGCTCACGAATAACGCCCAAATCAAAAAGGGTTTGCGACTGATCTAAAGGTTCGCCGTTCTCGATCTCAACTCTACGAGCAACAGACCTGCTCTGCCCCGTCGCATCCCGGTAAGTATTCCAAACAGGCAGAGCCGAATAATGGTTCGCAGGGTCAATCCAATGCGCCAACTCACCCATAGCCAAATAGTCAGGCAGGTCCTTGAACAGCTCGGCCAGTTCCTTGTAACGTTCGCCGACCTCAGCGAGGATACGTGCACGTTCATCAAGTTTGCCCTGCTCATACTTGCGTCTAAACGTGCGTTGCAACCGTTCAGCCCAATCAGGTTTACTCACTTTTTCTCCTTTGACAATGGTGATGGCTGTAAGTAGCCCGTTCACAGTGCCGATGTCGGTCGCCTGGTCGAGAGCGTTCTGCAGCGACTTCAGTAGTTGTCCGCATTCACTTGTAGCACAGTTGTTGCAGCTCATTTTGCCTCCGCGAACTTCTCAGCCGAAATAATGCACAACGTCTCAGCAGTCTCCTCAGAGAAACCCTGTGCCAGGAGCGCACGACGCATACCCCCAAGAGCCTCAGTGAAAATCTTGATGCCCTCAATCAGATCGTTTACTTCATCACTTTCCATGTTTCTCCCTCACTAACTCAATCAAAAACTTCGTGTGGCGTTGACGCGCCATAATGTTCACCGCAATAGTTGGAAACGCCGTGTTGCGAATCACGTCTTCGCTAATCAATGTCTCCTCAAGCGTGGCGATGATGCCGGCCACAGCGTCGCGTTTAGCCTCACGATACAACTCTTCAGGGTCTAGGTTCATTAGCCTCACCCTTCAGCTTGTTTTCAAGCTCAGCGACTTCAGCAGGCGAGAGTTTGGCAATCAGTTTCTTTATCTTTTTCTCGGCACGGAGGCGTGCGTTGCGTGCAGCACTCACTTCTTGCCCTCCAACACGTCAAGGTCGATGTCTAACGGGCCATCCTCGGTTTGTAGCACAACCCAGTTAGGCGAGCCGAATAGGCTGTCGCGCAAGGCACCCTTTTCACGTAGTAGCGCGATGAGGCGTTGGGTTGCGCGTTCTGCGCCTTGTCGGCGGTAGTGTTCGCGCACTGCTTCGCCTGGTGTGTGGTCAGTCATGTTTGGTCTTTCTGTAAGCGATGATTTCGACAACGGTGCGCCACAAGTCAAGTTGCAGCGTCCAGTGGTTTTCAAAGAAGTAGAGGCGTGAGCCTAGACGGGCTGATTCGAACTTGAAAATCGTTGAGGTGCGCACGTGGAGTCTCATGCGTTCACCTGCTTGGCAACAAAAACCCAAAGGTCGTTCAGGTCAATCTTCGCTGGGCGTTGGTAGCAGTCAACACAGTGGAACAAAGTTTCAGGGCGACGTAGGCGACGCTTCTCAGCGACCTCGGCGTTCAAGTCGAACGCTATGCCACAACGTGAACAGGTGGCGTGAATCGTTGGGTTACGCATCAGGCCATTCACCTCGGATCACTAACTGGGCGATGATGGCATAGTTAGCAAGGTCAAGGAACGAGTCAATCAAGCTTTCGTTTTCAGGTTCAACACCTGAGTCGATGAGGTTGTTGATGCGTGCGAGCTTGTCGTGCATACGCACACGCAGTCCGTTGAGTGCACCACCGGGTGCTAGGGCGATGTTCTTCGGGCCATAATCGCGGTGTTTGCGCAACAGCATGGCAATGTTGGTGTCGGCGACGTGTTGAACGTTAGCTGCGAACACGTCGAAGTCGTGCTTGTTGTAAGCGGCTTCAACGATGTCGTCGAGCATGATGGCTTTGCCTGCTGGGTGGTTTTCGCGGGCTTTTAGTCGTGCACTGAGGCTAGTCATTTTTCTACTTTCTAATCTTTCTGTGAATCAATGTTATCCCACGCATAAGGTGATTTGAACCCTAGACGTGCAGCAATGTTTGCGCAACGCGTCAACGCTGATTGTTCGTGACGGTTCTTGGCAGTGTTCTTAGTCCACACGTGAGTGTCATACAGGTTGGCAATCTTGTGCCAGGTGTCAGCGTGGATGCGGTCGCGTTCCAACATGTTCAAATAGTTGCTTGGGCTGATGCCAAGCTGTTTAGCTTGCCACCCAAACGAATAGCCTTGATACACGAGAGTTTGAGCGCGACGGCGAGCACCAACACTAGGCACCAAAGTGCCACCAGTTGACTCTTCCAGGCTGTATTGCACAGCAAGCAAAGCCTCAGCGTTCTTGCGGAAGATTTTCTTCGTGCGCTTAGGGCGTGGAGTAGCAAAAGCCTTCTTAGCTTCAGCAGGCGAACGGCCATACACAACATGGCGAACAATGGTCACACTGATGCCGGCCTTAGCTGCAATCTTCTTCACACCCCAACCACGCTTCGTCAGTTCACGAACGTGAGCTCGGACAGGTGCAACGTCAACATACGCCGACTGGTATTGCCCATACGCTTTGAGCCTGCGACGTTGAGCAGCGCGGACACGGTTACCCTCTTTGCACTCATCGCAACGGCACTTGTGTTCAACATAAGCGACTGGTGATCCGTGCTTCATTTGATGCTCGCAAAATACGCTTCGTTAGCTTTGACAGCTACCGAGTCTCGGGCACCTGCTGCATAACGGCCAGCGTTGAAAAGTAGTTGGTCGCGTGCTTCTTGTTCGGCAAGGGTGATGTGGGTGCGTTGGCAAGCTTCCGCTGGGGTTGCGTGTTGTCGCGTGCAAGGTCGAGTGATGACCTTTGGTTCAGGCAGGGTTAGTGGTGTGCGCCACGACTGGTCGTAACGTTCAGCCTCAAGCTTCTCGTTGACCGTGCACATACAAGTCTGTGACATGTTGCTATGCCTTTACCCAAACGAGCGCCATGCGACCTGTGAGAGTGCGTGTGCGAGCCCCTGTAGCCTCTACGAAGCCCTCACGAGCCAACTCGGCACGGCGTGAACGGATACCGGACTCTGACGCGAACGCAGGGCCATACGTGTGACGGATGACGAACACAAGTTCCTCGTCGCACATCGCCTCCTGTAGCACGTCAAGGATGGCTCGCTTCAACGGGGTGATGTTGGTGACCGACTGGGCAGCTTCGTGCGAGGTCTGCGGGTCAGTGATACGTGCGCCAGGCATTAGCGGTCCACCACCTTGCCGAGAATCTCAGTGATCTGAGTGATAGCTTCGGTTGAGCTGACAGCCCACTTCTCATGTGCACCAGCCCACTCTTTGTAAGAGGCAAGCCTGTCTTGTAGGTCGGTGATTTGTTGGTGTGCCTTGTAGCCGAGACGACGCTGCTCTTTGAGCTGTCGGCGCAACTGGTTGATTTGGAGCATTAGCAGAACGATGGCTATTGCTGTGGTTACGTCAGTGACGACTAATAGTGTGTTCATTTGGTCTTTTCCTCATTTGCTTCGGTTGCTACTTTGATTAGTGCGATGAACCCCCAAAAGGCGAGCCCAACAAACCCGAAAAGGATGAAGGGCCCAGCTTCTGCAGGGATGTTGGCTCCTAGCCAGCTTGCGCCGGCATAGAGTCCAAGAAATACGAAGGTGCCTACTACGAAGCGTGCAAGGTTTAGCATTAGTTGGTCACCGCCTTTGAACCTAGAACTTCGCGAGCGAACTCGCCTGTGTAGGCTTTGCCTAGAGCGTCAAGGAACTTGGCTGTTGCTAGTTCTTCGTTGTCATTGAAAGCGCGAAGCAGGTTGCGGTGGTCACGCGCCCAAAGGTCGCTCACCATGTCAATCACGGTGACGTTGCCCGAGTATTTTGCGGTCTGTAGAAGTAGCCAGGTGCGAACTGCTGCGTCAACGCGACGAGATTTGTCAGCTTCGACGGTGCCTGCAATGCTGTCCATAAGGATCTGAGCTGGTGATTTGGTTTCCATTTTGGTCTTTCTCTTTCCATCGCTCTTTGGCGATAAAACAATGTTTGCACACATACACAAACAAATGCAAATCGAGAATGGCCAGAGTTATAAAGCCGTTACATTCACACGAACACCAGTCGGTTCACCAGGCGCAGGGTAAACCTTGAAAGACGACCACTCCACAATCAAAGAATCGTCGGCGAGCGCCTTACAATCCACCGAAAGCGCGTCACCCAAAGCGCGTTGCAACTTGTCCAGGTCAGGAGCAACCGAAGGGAACAACCTTTTCACCGTTTTAGGCTTTGGCATGTAAAACACTGCCGTCACCTTCACAGGGCCATCGAAAGCTTGGTCATCGCCTGTGCGCACCCACTCAGTGAAAACAGCGTTAGCGATAGCAGCTCGCCAAGGCTTCACATCAGAAGCCTCAACGAACCTGCCATTGCCGAGATACCTTTTCGACCCTTGCGGGCGTGGGATACCTTCAGCGAAGAAGTTCAGATCGTTAGTCCTGCTCACGTGCAGCACGCCAACCCGCGATAGAACCGACAAGGGCCATCCATGACCCTGCTACCACACCGACGACACGCAACCATGGTGTGGTCGCTTCGTTCGCCAATGCGAGCAGGATGATGGCGTAGCCGTAGGAGAAAAGTGCAGCCAACATTAGAACGGGAGGTCGTCAGCCGGCACAGGGGTTGAGGTGGTGATGCTTGCGTTGTGAGTAACTTCAACAGCTTTCACAATGAGGTTGTCGTAACGCTTGCCGTCACGCTCAGACGACTCGGTGATTTCGGTGCCAGTGATGGTCACCATGTCGCCCTTGTTGAACTGGGTGAAGTTGATAGTCACACCATAAGCGGCCTTGATGGTGCGGTAGGTGCGACCAGCGGTAACCCAAGTGTCGCCATCCTTCTTGCGGTGAGTTTCGACAACACGCATCGCCCAATCAGGGTGAGCCGGGCTGTTCTTAGTCCAGTCCTCGACGAACCCAGTGAACTTGATTTCTGCCATTTTGTTTAACCTTTCAGGTTGGTTTGATTTCTACGCTAGTGGTTACTTGCGACATTTCTCGCACATGACAGCGATACGGTCATGCACACAACGCTTGGGTGGGTCTGCCTTAGCGCGGGCCTCAGCTTCTGCAAGCTCCGCACGAAGTTTCCGAGAGGCTTCCAGGTCGCGTTGACGAGCCTTCTCAATCCTTGCTTTCTCCTCGGCTGCTTTCTCCTCAGGAGTCTTCACACGCTCAGGGAACGGTTCATCCAACCAACCACCACAGTTCAACCAAGTGGCAGGGTGTTTGATGAACTGCTTAGCAGGCAGATTCGGATCGTTGGCTAGGCGACGAGCACCCTCAACGAGCTGACAAGCCTCAACTTCCTTGCTGGCCTTGAAGAACGCCTTTCGTGCAGCAATCTTCTCAACCTTGCGAGGGTAGAGACTCCAGAACTCTAGAAACGCTTCCTCAAGCGAAGCTTGGGGGTTAACTTCTTCTCTAGTTTTCTTCTCTTTTAAGTTTTCTTCTATAGCGGTCTGATTTTCCAACGTTGGATTTTCCAACTTTGGATTTTCAGATTCTGGATTTGGGTCAGAGAGAAACCACGCAAGACCGGCATTCCAACCGCGTTCGTTGTGGGTGCGTTCGACCTGCAAATAGCCGACAGAAACAAGCTCATCGACGGCTGAACGGATGGCGTGGCGACCGTCGTTCGTCTCGCGTTCAATCTGACCAAGTGTGATGGTGTAGCCAACTTCGTGGCTGAGAAGGTAGGCGAGTAGCCCTTTGGCTCGGAACCCTATGCGGCTGTCACGGAGCCAAGTGTTCGGGATACGGGTGAAGCCTTGTTCAAAACTGAGTTTGCTTCTATAAATACCGGGAGCGTTCATATTGTGGTCCTTTCGGTTACAACATTACGAGTCCAATCATCTTTTAGCAAATACCACACACCAGCCATAGAATCCCAAACAGGGATTTCACGCCAATCCGCATAGCGTGACACTTTCCAACCCGACTCAATGGCCAACTGTTGCCACCTATGATCCGACTCGATAAGGCCGTTCAGGGATGAGCAAATCAGGGCGTAGTTGCTGGGCACATTCATCAGCTTGGAACCGCCCATGCCACGGTTAGCGCGGTGGTTGGGTGCGAGAGCTTCGGTGGCTCCACAGTGCAGGCAGTAACTGTCTCGTGCGACCAGGCGGGCGAACTCTTTCGGGGTCACTGGCGGAACCCGATGTGCAACTCAGGCAAGGTGTAGTCGGGTGCTTGTTCAACCTGTGCTATTCCGCCGATGGGTGTCGCAGTGTCTTCAATGGGCGTGCACTTATGGAACGCTCGCCACTCGCGCAACAGTTCTCGCGCGTCTTCTAAATCAGTTTCGAACTCTGCTCCGCAACCGCAACGTTCACGAATCACGGGTCCAGGCCATGAAAACACGCGCTGCACGAAACGCTGTGATTGGGTTCTCACCGTTGTGACGAAACATGCGATAGAACGCATAGAAGGTTTTCAAGGTTTTCATCGGGACTCTATTCCTGCAGTCTTCCACTGCAACTCAATCATGCGCGACGCTGTTTGCACCGCGTTTGTAGCTTCCGAGAGCTGTTTGATACGGCTCTTGGCATAGTTCACCTTGATGCGACACATCTCAGCGTTCTGACGAGCCTCAAGGCTTTTCAGCTTGGCGTAGGCTTGCCGTTCAGGAATCGTGCCCTCAGACTCAAGCGTTGCTGTCGCTTCGATACGTTCAAACGCAATTTGCGCCTCCACATACTCACGCTCAAGTTTGAACAACTCGGTCACAGCGTGGTGCGACTGCATGCGCAGATCGTTTAGTTCACGAACAACATCGGCAGGGTATTCAATCAGGCTCATCGAACTTCTTTTCTTGCAGACGAATCAACTTGACCTGTAGCCGGTGCAAGTTGTCCTCATACGGTTCAGGCGACAAACCCAGCTGCATGCCGTTCATGTCGATAATCTCAATCAGTTGCACCTGGTCAGCAATTGCAGCTAACAAGATGCGTTCGTCGATTTTAGCCAAAGGTTTTAGCCTTGGCCGTGATGGCTTCCAACACGTCTTTCGGCGCGTTAGCTTTCTGCGCATCCAAGTAGAGGCGACGAGCAGAGTCAGTGTTGACCAGCTTGTCAATGTCAGCCACCCAGTCGCGGACACGAGCAGGTCGAGGAGTGACATCGCGTTCGACCTTTTCCATCTCCTCGCGCGAAGTGCGCTTGTTGCCCGACAGGTTCATGTTCGCCAAGGCGCGACCTATCGCTGAGGTTTCACAGTTCTCAAGCGCAGAAGTCTTGTTGGCCATACCGTTCTGACCGTCAACCTCAAACGCCCACCCAGTAGCCTTCACAAGGTCTCGGGATTGGTCTTCGGCAGTCAGGTAAATGCGAGCCTCAACGACCCACATTGAAACGCTACGGTCGGCAGGGGTGGTGTGGTTAAGCGTCACCACACGCAGGTCAGGGTGTGCTGCGTGAGCCCGTTTGAGTCGTTCCTCAACGGTTTCGTAATCGGCTAGGTTGAACTGTGCCATGTTGCTATCCTCGTTTTTCTACTAGAAATGGTGTGCCACCGTTACGGCTCTGACGCGTCATAACCCAACGACCCTCAAACACGCCACGCTTCGCATTACCCATCGCCTGCAAAATCAGCGACTTCACACGACTGTTCTCACGCGTAGCCTCTTCTAAGTCTGACGAAGAAACTTGGTAATCCAAGAACAACTCGCCCAAATCAACTTCAGCATCGTCAATGTCAGGGTGCATGGCCCGAACGGTTTCCTGCGTCGATGACGAACCGTCAACCTCAGGCGGAGTCTTTGACTGCACTAACTCCCAAAACTTGGTCGCTTCAGCTATGTAGATGGATTGAGCGAAGTCGTCAATCTCCACTTCGAACTCGCGGTATTTGTTGCCGTGGAAAAGCACAGCAACACGTGCCGGCGCAGTGAAACCAAAGACCGCCGAATACCACAACACCTGCGTTTGGTAATACAGCGGAACACCGTTCGCCCAGTCATCCTCATACATTGCTGTTTTGATTTCGAGAATGCCCCACTTGCCGTCAAGGGTGCGATACAAACCATCAGGGTTCGCCAACATCCACTCACAGTTCTTCGCCCGATACGTGCCAGGCGACTGTCTGATCCGAAGCTCAGGATGGTTGCTTTTGAACTTTGCCAAAATCACAGGCTCAAGCAGCGTGCCCCACTCCATGGCCTCAGAACCGCCCGAACTGGACTTCTCCAAAACACCCGTCTTGTCAGCCCACACTGTGAATGGGCTAGACCAAGGGTTGACTCGCATGATTGAACTGATGTCAGAACCACCCACACCCTGCTTACGCAACGCATGCCACTCAGGTGACTGGTTCTCAAACTTGCCCACCAGTCGGGCATTACCAATAGCTTTCACTTACTCTCCGATTTGTTATAGTCCGTCTATGTCGCTAACATCAAACTATTGCTTGCCTACGACAAAGAAAGACCGCGCATGTTTGACAGCCAAGAACAAAAACACGACCTCAAGAACCTTTGGGAGACCTGGACTGAGAAGGGCGAACCTGAACTGTCGTGCAGCGGTTGCCCTGACCTGTTTTTCCCTGAAAAGGGTGAGCCAGCCGTTGAGGTGCGTGCCCTGTGCAAAGGTTGCCCCATCATTCAAGAATGTGGGTTGTTCGCTCTGAAGTGGGATGAGCCCGGTATTTGGGGTGGCATGACAGGGCTAGACCGTCGCATCCTCAAACAGAACCTCGCGCGGGCGAAACGTGCTGCTTAGTCCTTGAAGCTCTTCACCAGTCGCCGAACCATCTGAGCTAACGAAACGCTTCGGCTTCCGTCTCCCTTGTGCTGCTTGCTCGTAAAACTGTCGTCGTAAATGTTGCTGACCGTCGGTGTCGGCAAGACAGGCATCTTTGGCGTGGCAGTGTCATGTTGCGTATTGGTCAAAAGAGACTTCAGCGCATGTTCCGCCTGCTGAGGCACGACCCCGTTGCCAAGCGCCCTGAGCTCCTGTGAGCGACTCAAACCAACATCGGTGACCCAACCCCTCGGCAGACCCATCATCCACTCTGAGAACGCGCTAGAGAGCCTGTATTGGCCGTCCTTGCCGTCAGGGTAGGCAGGGTGAGGCGCAGGATGCCCAAACACGTCTTCCCACCGTTGAATCGCAGGCTTGAACTTGCCCCACTCGACATAGTGAGTGGTCTGCCCGTTCATCAAGTCAACGATCTGGTCACCAACTCTTGGCTGATGGCCTCGCGCAACCACGTCACGCTCCCCCTTGTAACCGCACGCTGCATCAGTTGCTTGCGGGGTGCGCAGTAATGAAGACACGGAAGCGGTTGTGGGGCGCGCCGATGTCTGACGCACGAATGCCTGTCCACTCCGTGTCATACCCGAGACTGGCCAAGTCGCCAAGAACGGCACCAAGTGCTCGCAGTCGGGGCTTACCCTCTTGGTGGTCTCCCAAACACGTCGGGCAGGATTCCACGTTGCTATCGGCTGGGGCTGAGAGGATGCCTCGGACATTTTCAATAACCACCAAGTCAGGTCGAAGGTTATCAATGGCTCGTGCGAACTCTGACCAAAGACCAGAGCGTGTGCCTTCTTTCAGCCCGGCACGCTTGCCCGCTGAACTAAGGTCTTGACAAGGAAACCCACCAGTAAGGATTTGGACTGGTTCGACTTGTTTGAAATCGACCTGAGTGATGTCACCAAGGTTGGGAACGTTAGGAAACCTTTCCTCAAGAATCTTGCTTGGTGCCTTTTCGTTCTCACAATGCCATGCCACTTCCGCACCTGTCAGCGCAGCAACGGCGATGTCTAGCCCGCCATACCCACTGAACAGCGAACCGATTTTCAATAAGACTCCCTAGCGACTGAGGTAGTTGCTCATAAGCTCCACAGACCTATCCACAATAAAGTCGATGGCCTGCCGGGTCAACGCCAACCGCTTACCAATGTCAGCGAGCGTCAAATCCTCCTGATAACGCAACTCCAACACCATCTGGTCTTGCGGAGGTAGTGTCTTGAACGCTCTCTTGATGTCAGCCATAATCGCCAACGCGTCACCCGAGTCAAACGGGTTCGACAAGTTGCGCCCCGTGTTCGGATCCTGCTCAACCTTCGTCTCAGGCCATGCTTGAAACAGGAACGGCAACGCACGACGCACCACTTCTTCGGTGTAGAAGTTGTCGCGCTCAATGTTGCGCCCCTGGCGTGCAGCAGTCTCCTTAGTGCACACACGCAACGCTTCACGCTTCAACGCCAACGCCAACTGTTGTCTGCCGTGTTCGTTGTTGCGGTAACGCTCAACCACAGCTGGGTGTTCATACAGCCACAAGAACAATGTTTGCCGTAAATCCTCCACGTTCACCATGGACCAACGGCGACCCACCTGCCACGCAATCTGTTTAGCAAGGTGGATTTCATGTTCATTAGCTTGGAACGGCAACAGACACTCCTTATAGTGTTCTTGTCAAGGGTTGGCTTCTCTGCCAAAAATACGGGTTGAAGGTCTCAATCTTTTGGTCTTTCGTAATGGTGCCTTTAGCGATACATGGGTCGGAGACAAGTCCAGCTGTTTGGCTGAACCAATCCGAAGCGTCACAGAGTGCACCGCCCATAATCAGCACAAGGTCGCCGATGAGTTGTTGCAGGATGAGGTGGTGGTAGTGGCCCACGAACAACAGTTCACTGTCGCCCATCGGGTCTTTGATACCTGCCATGGTTTTGAACCAGGCGAGCAGTTTTGCAGCAGGCATACCTGTTGCGCGTGCCAAGTGTCCGTGAGTCAACCCCACGACATGGCCTTGCACTTCGACAGTCAAACTCAGACGGTTCTTCTCAGGGATTGAGAATGTGACGTGTTCGAATGTGCCAGCCAAGGCGAACGCTTCGGCAATCTGCTCCACAACTGCCACATCGTCGTTGTCGCCCAGTGTGGTGAACGCTTTGCCGTTCTGCCGGTTCTCGCCATGGTTGCCTGGCACGACAGCGACATGGACAGGCAGACCAAGTTTGGCAAGCGACACCAAGATTTCGGTTAGCAGACGTCGCACGAGACGGACTTGTTCACGACGGTCAAGGGTCACCGAGAAGGTCTGCATCTCATACCAACCGCTGATGCCTTCTACAAGGTCACCAGTGATAGGCACAAAGATTGACGAGACAGGTTTGCCAGCCTTTTTGAGTGCTGCAATGTCAGCTGAAACAAGGTCAGGGATTTGTAGAGCACGAGCGACCATGCCCGCTACTCCGTCGCCGTCAGCTTGCCCCGCCTGTAGGTCAGTGATCTGAATGAAATAGGTGCGGTCGTCGTGTTCAACGGTGACTGGTTTAGGTTTGGCTTTTTTCGCTACGGCGATGATGTCCGACAGGTCAACAAGTCCGCCCTCGGCAGACAAGCCACGTTTGCGAATCTTCGCCTTGAAATAGTAGAAGCGTTTCAGCTCACCGTTACCAATGTTGCCATCCCACGCACGCACCTCAACCGAATCACCCTCAACCTCATACTCAGTCGGGTCAAACCCTTCAGGCAATAGTTGGGTGAGGATGTCGTTCCAGTCAGCCGGCACGCTCGCCTGCTCAGAT